CGCAGTCAAAAATCTTTACGCTTCTGAAATCAAAAACAAAATGGGTGAAATGATGGAAGATAATGATATTGAAGGGGTTGGAAGAATTTTTGACTCAATTTTTTCAGAATCAAAAGTTGATAATATAATCAAATCTTATTTTGTTCAGTCTCCAAATGAAAAACAATTTATACACGAACAACAAAAACAAAAATTTGTAAAAGAAAAGGTTAGTAAGATTAAAACTATGAAAGAAGTAAAAAAACTTTCAGAGTCTTATGTACAAGAAAACACCTCTTCAAAATTTTTAGATAGATATTCAAAAGCAAATTTTGTGGGTAAAACCAATAAAAAAAATTTGGTTTTTGAAGTAAACGGTAAACAATACAAAATCACCCCTGAAGGAGCAATTCTATGAGTTATCTAATTTATGTTAATGGACTTGGACCAAATTATAAAGGAGATAACATCTATGAATTTATTTTCTCGGATGTAAAAGATGAGATTTGGGGTGAAAGTTGGGAATCGAAACCATCAAACGGAAACCCTCTACCCCCCAATATAGAGTTTATACGAAAAGTCGGGGTCCTGAAAAACGCAGAAATTAAACTTTCTTTAATTCAGGACTCTGACTTTTTCTCTATGATTGACGCCTTGGATGATGTAATTGCATTAGCGTGGGAAAGTGACGACTCAGATATTAATTTTGACATAGAAAAAAGATTAGTATTTAGATTCGGTGAGGAAGAAAAAACAATAAAAAACAAACTATATGAAAGAGATATAGTATTAGAATTTGATAAACAAGTTGTTTATGAGAAAGAATAAACTAGCATTTGATTTAATTGAAATGGGACTTAAAGCAGAAACACTAGCCAACTTAACTGAATCTCAATTAAGGTTGTTATATAATAAACTAAACGAGGGGAAAAAAGAAACTAGAGAAGCGGAGTTGGTTTTGGACCCCGAAAATCCTAAGGACCAAATAATGGCCAAAGAGAGGGGCGTCGATATAGACCAACAAGGTAAAATAAAGATAGATGCGACTGAAGCCAAGAAAAAAAAGAAATCGAAAAAATACAACCCTTGGGCTATTTGTACTACATCGGTAGGTAGAAAAGATAAGAAAAAATATGAAAGATGTGTGATGGATGTAAAAGAATCTATAAAAGAAGGAAAAGACCCAATCAATTTGTTTTTGGAAAATAAAGTTGTATCTTTGCTAGAAAAACACGTACAACCAAAAATCACAAAAAGAGAATTTTTACAGATGATATCTGAAACTGAAACCGCACCTTCAAAACCAAAGACTCCAACCGTTGAACCGGGTAAAAAGCCCAAGACACCTTTCAATCCAAAGCCGGGTGTAAAACCAAACCCAAAGGCAGGAGAAACAGAAACCGCTGAACCAACAACAAAACCTAAAACACCAACAACAAAACCTAAAACACCATTCAGTCCGAAGCCGGGAACAAAACCAGCACCAAAAGCGGGAAAAAGTTCAGTACCTACATGGTTAAAGTGGGATAATATCGGTCTTAATTTTTAATATAAAGTCATGGCAAAATATAGAAGAAACATCAGTGAATCACCAATTGATTATGAAGGTCCAGAAAGAATGGACTCAAGTATTGAAAAAAAAATTACAGATAAAACAACCCCATACGCAGGTCACCCAGGTCTTCCGAAATTAGACCGTGATGTTGTTGAGATAATTTCCTCACAAAGATTTAAACAATCTGTTGAAAACGTAAGGAGATTTATGGGTGATACTTCATCAATTCAAGGACCTCCTCAAAGAGTACTTATGGGACTGATGCAATCGGCTATGAGATTATTTCCAAAAATTTCTAGTATTGAACAAAACCACAAAGAGTTTTTAGAAAAATTGGCAGTTGATTTGGTTGTTAAAGAAATGGCAATCCCCGATGGAGCATTACAATTTGATGCTGAATTAGTATCAGGTATGATGGGTGCGGTAGAAGGAATGAGAGGTAAGTCAGAAGAACCATCACCTGAAGAAGTTAAAGACGCTTTTAAAAGTGCTAACGAAAACGCTGACGAATTGGAGGCTTTCATGGACGCGATGGAACAGTTTGACCAACAAAAGGCAAAAAGACGTTTTATAAACGCTTTGATTGGTGGGGCATCCAAGAAGGGTCATTACATGTATCAGTTAGTTGGTGAAGAATTAAATAGATTACATCCTGAACTTATACGTATGTACGGAATGTCTCAATCTATTTTGGACCACTTATATTGGATTTATCCTGAAGATATGTCACAAATGATGTCTGCTTCAGGCGGAGGTCAAGCAGGTCAATCAGAAATTGATACAGAAACTGACCCCCCTACAGTTAAAGCCCGTGGTATTACATTCCCAATTTTATTACACGAATTAGTTAAAGGTGTTTTTGAGGTATTAGGGACTCACGGATTACCTGATGACCCACGTCAAGCGGAAATGGTAATCGCTAGTCAAGATACTTTACCATCTGAAATTTGGGATTTAAGATTAGGTCCAATTTTTTGGGAAAAATTCACAGCAGCATATCCTGACGAATTATTTGAAGAAGATAAAAAATACATTCAACATTATCTATTTCAAAGATTTTCATCTTTGGACCCAAAAAAGTTTTTCAAATTGACCAAATTTATTTTATCTGATGACCCGAAAGGTAAACAGGTATTACAAATCATGGTTGACGAAATCGTAGAAGAACTCAAAGAACAAAACAAAAAAGACATGTTCGGTGATGAAGACTACGAAGACGATGATGAACCGATGGTTTAATATATGGCATATACAAAAGAACAAGTATTAATAGAATATGTGAAGTGCGTAAAGGATACCCCTTACGCACTTCGCACATATTTACAAACCTATGATAATACGGTTTCCAAATTTGTTCCATTAGAATTATTCCCTGACCAAGTTACATTACTTGACGATTACGAAAATTACAACGAAAATATCGCATTAAAATATCGTCAAGCCGGTGTATCTACCGTTACCGCCGCTTGGGCGTCAAAAAGGTTAGCATTTGCAAAAAAAACAAAACCTGAAAAAATACTGATTATTGCCAACAAACTTGATACCGCACAAGAGATGGCAAATAAAATAAGAGCCTTTGTAGAACAATGGCCTTCTTGGGTTGATATCGGATTTACAAAAGAAAAAAACTCACAAAGACATTATAAATTAACTAATGGGTGTGAAGTGAAGGCGGTTGCAACATCAAAGGATGCCTTACGTGGATATACCCCAACAATATTAATTTTCGATGAGGCGGCGTATATTGAAGCCGATTCAGATTTTTGGTCCGCTTGTATGGCATCTTTGTCTACGGGTGGTAAGGTGATTGTAATTTCAACACCAAATGGTCACGACCCAATCTATTACGAGATTTATGACCAAGCGGACAGAGGAATGAATGATTTTAAGGTCTCTGAAATGTATTGGTATAAAGACCCAAGATATACAAAGGATTTATATTTAGTTCAGACCGAAGATATTATTGATTATTTCTTGAACAAAGAAAATTATAAGGAGGACCAAATTGTTCGTGTAGAGGATTATGATGTGAATAGTTCTGAACAATATGAAAAATTAAAACATTATATGTCATCAGGATACAAACCTAGTTCTACATGGTTTGAATCTATGGTTAAGAAACTTAAATACGATAAAAGAAAAGTTTCACAAGAGTTAGAATGTAATTTTTTAGGTTCAGGAGATAACGTATTTGATTCAAAAGTATTACAAAAAATACGTGAAAATTTTATTAAGGACCCCTCCAATAGAATGATATCAAATTCATTATGGATTTGGAAAGAACCTGTTATGGGTCATAAATACGTAATGGGTGTCGATGTATCAAGAGGAGATTCCGAGGACTATTCAACATTCCAAATTATTGATTTTGATACAAGAGAACAGGTCGCTGAATTTGTTGGTAAATTACCACCAGATACTATGGCTGAGATTTGTTTTAAATGGGCTAACATGTATTCAGCATTTGTTGTGATTGATATTACAGGAGGAATGGGTGTTTCTACATCAAGAAAGATGCAAGAGTTGGGATATAAAAACTTATATGTCGATGGTGTAGATTATCAAAATAAATGGAAATACGACCCAAAACAAGCAGAAAAAATTCCTGGTATAAACTTTAACTCGAAAAGAGTTCAGATAATCGCAGCGTTTGAGGAAGCAATTAGACATGATTTCGATATCAAAAGTTCAAGATTGTTAAATGAAATGAATAGTTTTGTTTATATCAACGGTAGACCTGACCATCAAAAAGGCGGACACGATGACTTGATAATGTCAATTGCAATGGCAATTTATGTCGCAGAAGCGTCTTTCAGTCAATTAACAAAGGTCACAGAACAAACAAAGGCCATGATAAATTCATGGACTGTAGAAAATGACGACTTACCATCTCGGTCAATAGCATTTAATCCACAGATTCCAAATATGCCTTCAAGATACCAAGACCCCAATTTTAATTCAGGACCTTCAAGGGACGATTACATGAAGTATGGATGGTTGTTTGGGGGTATGAGATAATATTTATTTATACTACAAAACTAATGTTTATCTATTTATTGTTGTAGTTAATTTTAGTGTATGGAAAATAATAATAACCAAAATCTTACAGTTTGGCAAAGACTGACCAAAACATTTGGACCATATTCCTTATTGGGTCAGGATTATCCAACTTATCAATATGACAAAACTGAGTTGTTAAAAACAACTTCAAAACAACAATACGAGAAGGAAAAATTACAGGCTCAACAAACTTACTATTTAGCCAATCAGTGGACCAAAATCGAGAACAATTTATATACTCAAGCCACTTATTACGAACCAACAAGGTTAGCGTCATTTTATGATTTCGAATCTATGGAGTACACTCCTGAGATTTCCGCGGCACTTGACATTTACGGTGAAGAATCAACAACTGTAAATCAAGATGGTCAAATGGTTCAGATTTATTCGGATTCACAAAGAATTAAATCCATTCTAACTGATTTATTTAATAACGCCTTAGATATCAATACGAATTTACCTATGTGGACAAGAAATGCTTGTAAATATGGAGATAATTTTGTGTATCTTAAATTAGACCCTGAAAAGGGTATTGTTGGTTGTATGCAATTACCAAATATCGAAATCGAAAGATTAGAAATGGGTATGGCGTCTAAAACATATAATACAGAGGTTGACCCTAAAAATACTGGTTTGAGATTTAAGTGGAAAGCCCGTGATATGGAGTTTAATTCTTGGGAAATTGCCCACTTTAGATTGTTGGGTGATGATAGAAAACTTCCATACGGAACATCTATGTTGGAAAAGGCAAGACGTATCTGGAAACAATTGATATTAGCGGAAGATGCTATGTTAATTTATCGTACATCAAGAGCCCCCGAAAGAAGAATATTCAAGGTATTTGTAGGAAACATGGATGACCAAGATGTTGAGGCATATGTAAACCGTGTTGCAAATAAATTCAAGCGTCAACAAGTTGTTGACCACAAAACGGGTAATGTTGATTTGAGGTTCAACCAAATGGCGGTAGACCAAGATTATTTTGTTCCCGTTCGTGACCCAGCCCAAGCAAGTCCGATAGAAACATTGGCAGGGGCTCAAAACTTAGCGGAAATCGCTGATATCGAATACATTCAAAAGAAATTATTAACGGCACTTCGTGTTCCAAAAGCGTTTTTGGGGTTTGAAGAACCTGTTGGTGATGGAAAAAACTTATCCTTGATGGATATTCG